CTACAAAAACATCGTTTGAGGGAGCTAAAGTCACAACAGCATTTTTATCTCCAGGAACATTTGTTCCATAGTCCAACAAAGATATAAAATAATCTTCATTATGCTCGAAGCTCCCGTTACTTGCTGTATGGGTTAAACTTATATCATAAAAGTTTGGTTCTCCTCCGACTTGAGCCGAAGCTACCCACGAAAAAATTCCCCATTTAGATATGTCGGAACATTTAGATATAATTACTGTAGACCCAACCAAAGGCGAAGTATACCAAGATGATATATCTACATTAGGATGTCCAATTTGAGATTTACTTATTCTAAATCCTGTAACAGATGAAAAAGGGAAAACCGCTGCTTGTTGAGGATTAAAAGTAATACTTCCTGAATTTCGTGCTGTTTGTCCAGGGACGTTAGGGTCTATAATTTGATAATAAAAACGAGGTACATCTAACTGTATGTTAGCTGTTAAATTTAAAAAATCAGCTACAGATTGAGCTGTAAAATTTTTAGTTGCATCTAAAAATGTAGAGTCTGTTCCAATCCACTTATCGCTTGCTACAACAGGACTTGCATTTGCATATGTACTAATTCTTGCCATTTATATTACTTTTTAATAGATTTTCCTTTCTCATATGAGCGTCCTCCAAAATATGCTGCAGTTACTGTAATTAAAAGCATTTTTAAAAGTTCTTTCCATTCATCGTCAACTGCAAAGTTAATAAATCCTGAATCAATAAAGATAAGCACTACTGTAGATACAAATAAAAAAATTAAAGTAATAGGCCTAACTGATTTTGATAATTTATTATCGCTTGCCATATCATGTCTCCATCTTTCAGAAACATTTTTTTGTTGCTCGACTTCTGCTTGAATAAAAATTTCTGTCATAGTTTTTTCAAACTCTGCTTTTTCATCTTTAGTTCTAATAAACTTATCAGCTATACCTGCTATTTTATTCCCTACATCTAATGCGCCTGACCCAAATATTTTTGCTAATATATCTTTCATTGTTTAATATTTTCCTCGTTTACTTGATGGAGAACTTTTTGTTGAACCACCTTTGCCTGCCCATAATTTTTTACATGACCAATATCGAGCAGTTAGTTTTGATTTAGCTGTTTTACATTTATGTCTTGCCTTGAATGAACGTCTTGCAGCTGCTGAATAATTATGTCCATATCCTGTTGCTCCAAAGTGAATAAGTTTTTCTTTTCCGTTTTCACAGGCCTTAACCATTTTCTTTTTTCCAGCTCTATCTGATGCAACCACTTTGTTGCATGACATTTTCGATTTGTCTGCCATATCATTTTATTTAGGTAAAGTTTTTATTTTACCGTTTTCAGTTCGTGCATATCTGTTTTTTTCGTTTTCCATACTTGGAATTAATGTTCCACAATATCTGCCTTTACCGTATTGCCAACAAACTTTTTTACCTTTAGTTCTACCTGCCATTGTTATATAATTTTATATTTAGTTTTACCATCGTCTTTATATGCTTTTAAGCATTTGTTTCTATTTTCTTTATCATTAACATAAGAAACATGTATCCAATTAGGATTCATATCAGTTCCAAATTCCCATATTAATTGGTCAAAGTTTAAATTATCTTTTATCCAATAATACATTTCTGCATTGCTTTTATGTCCGTACACATCATCTAAATCTAAAGCTTGAGCTTTACAATGTTGACTGGTGCTTGAGCCTTTTATAGCTTCATTCAAAGCTATAGATCTAAAAAAAGAATTAACTTTTATTGGGCCAGCGACCCACTCTCTTAGAGGCTCAAATATTTTTTCAGCAGTTATTTTCATTGTTTCTACTTGCGTTGGATTAGGAGTATTGTCAATTCCTTTTCTTTTTGCAGTATTAGAATGAATAGCCTCTGCGTATGAAATATGTTTACTTATTCTCATAAAGTAATATTAAGCCCTATAGTTGATTTAAAAAGTTCTGTATCCCAAAACTTTGTATACTCGCCTTCTACAAATATACCTAAATTAGAATTTATATTCCATCCTAATATTAAACCGTATTGATAGTCTGACCATTGTTCTAAATCAGAGTCTTGAATTAAACCTCCAAGCCCCCAATTATTTCTATTTAAATAACTAAACTCTTCATCTCCTTTAATATATTTATGATAAGGCAATATGTAATTAGCATATGCATGAATCCACATTTTATCAGTGTAACTATAATAATCAGCTCCAATTATAGGGGCTACTTCTGCAAACGCATCTAATAAATCCCATTGTTCTTTGTTATATCGATTCATTAAATCAGCAAAAACTGTTTCACGAAATTCTAAATCTGTATTAGCTACAATGTTTCCCTCAGAATCTACCCATTGCCAATCTTGCGTTTCATTTCCTGATTCATCTGTTAAAGTATAAAATATATCATCATATCCATATTCAAATCCTAAAGTGTACCAAGGATTAGCCGCATACTCATATGAGTTTCCTTCAGGGTCAATATATTCTGTTGTTTCATTTAACCAAATTTCTACTGGGTTATATCCAAATGCTTGTTCATGTGTACGTGCAATAACTCCTGCGCTAATACTAAACTTTTTTCCTATAGGTAATCTTGCTCTTAATTCAGCTGAATTATATTTAAAACCTACATTGCCTTCTTGCCTTGACTCTATTTTAGCAATGTGATACTTACTTGTATGCCTAAGAAAGTAACGATGGTTTGTAAATACCTCACCTCTCTCTCTTTCTTTTTCCCAATGAAATAAATATTCAAATCCATTAAATGCTGCTGTTGGTGCAGATAATGCTACATTTTCTTCTGTACCATCATAGTAGTTTTTTTCTTTGTTTTCATAATCAAATCGAGCTATTCTTCTCAAGCCAAATCCATAACGATAATCAAAAGGATAATATTCTGTAGCGTTTTCTACAATTGGTACATCGTACAAACTTCCGCTTGAATTAGTTCTAACAACATAGTCAATTGTTTGTTTTTGATAAGGATTGTTTACATTTCCTGCAACATAAAAAGTTCCATATTTTAAAAAATCCTCATAAGTTTTTTTTAAAAAAAAACCTTTTTTTAATTTTTCTAACTGTTCTTCTGGAACAGGACTTACATCTTCTGTCGTTTGAGCATTACTGTTTATTGTAAAAGCTAAAATAGTTAATAACGTTAAAAGAAATAATAGTTTGTCTTTGTAATCTTCAAAATTTTTCATAGTTTAAAATTTGCTTTTTATTATTTTATTAATATGAAATTGTATTGTGTCTAATGTGTTATTAGGTAATTTTAATGTTATATCGCTTTCGATAAACAAAACAGTTTTTCTGTTATGAAACAAAACAACGGTTGGTAAAAATTTTATTTTTTCCTTTTCAAAAATTTTTGGATGGTCAGTTAAAAATAATCGCAGTTGATCTGCTCCTTCTAACTTATCAAGATTTACTTCTGAACCACTAACAAAATCTGCAGTAAATTGTATAACAACTACACCGTCTTTATAGGATTGAGCAAATGTAAGTGATGGTATTAAAAATAATATTACTATCCATAGTTTCATCTGTCTTTTGTTAATTCGTAGAGACGTTCTTCTAATTTAGATAATGTTTCTTTCATCTCCTTAACATCTCCTTGCGTTGTCATTATCGCATCTCTAATTATTTGATCTTTATATGTAAATTCTGTTTTAGTAACTTCTGGTTTAGGAAGCTCCATTGCTTTTGCAATATCTGCCTGTAGAATAAAATACATAGAAGATAATGATACTGCAAACCCTACAATCATAGAGATTGTTTTTAAATCTAAAGTGACTTTTGTATCTTCTCCTATTTGCTGCGTCATATTACCAGATTGCTATACAGTTGCTTATTGCCGAAGCATCAGATCCTGTTACGTATAATTGCAGTACTTGTATAGGTAAGTATTCTCCCACTGGGAAGCGAGAAAAAACTACATCATTACCAGCAGTTGTTTTAACTTTTATATTAACATAAGCTGTGTCTATATCTAAAGTACCTACAGCGGCATTTGAACCTACATATAAAAGACATCCTTCAGAAGAGTTTATTACTCTTTGTCCTAACGGACTTCCTGCTAAAAATATTTTATAATCGTCATTAAATGTTGCGCTTCCATCAAACAAGCCTGTTGCAAGAGTTAAATCTGTTTCACTATTTACTGCAGTAACAGTAGTTACTGTTTTTGCAGTTGTATTGTAAACTACGTCTCCTACGCTAACGCCTTTAGTTATAAATGTTTCTCCGCTAACGGTTAAATGATTTACTTTTACAATTGCGTATGTTTCATTTCCGTTAGGAAATATATCTGCCCCTAATGGTATTGTAGTTCCTGTAATAGTAGCTAATGCTGCGGTTGCTGCTCCAGAAACTATTGAAATAACTCTATCTCCTACTACCACAGGTAAAGGAGCTGTTGCTAATAAGAAATTTGTTGTTGTATCTACTAATTCATCTTGAACATTACTATTAGCTGTTCCGCTTGTTACTCCTGTAGATGTTCCTGTAATTGTTGTTAAATCAGGTGAAGGAATTAATATTGTATCACTGGCTAATATTTCTAATGCTAAACCTGTGTTTACTGTAATTTTTGGGTATGCCATTTTTTTTATTTAGAGGGTTAAAAATCTCTTTTATTTATTATTGTAAGGAAACATTCTGTTAAGAGTGTCTCTTCTTTCGTTACAACCGCATCCGCCTCCAGATACAGTGTCTACTATTTTTTTTATTCCTGTTGCTTTAGTAAATTTTTCTATAGTGTCTCCAAAACCTTGTGAAGACTTAGCTATTGTGGGTGTTCTTTTCATTTTTTACACGTACAAAGTTTGTTTGGACACGATTCTACGCTAAAAAGAAATTTTTGTATTGACCAATTCCAAAAACATTGGAAGTTGCACCAAAACTCTTGCACTTTTAATCCTATTTTTACTAAAAATTTTCCCATTTTGTTTATTTTACGCCTGCGGCTTTTAAATAATTAAATTTTGGTTTTATATAAACTCTTCCTACAGCTTCTCTGTCTAATGCTAACTCAATAACTGCCTTTTTAGGCTTTTCTTCTGTTTTTTTTGTGGCTTTAGCTTTTTTACTAATAGTTTTCTTTTTTGCCATTGTATTTAATTTAAATTAATTAAGCTTTACAACCGAAGTTGTTTGCATAGTTTGCCATTTTGACAACTTTTGCAGTATAATTTTCTTTATCACCCATAACAGCAGAAGCAGCACTACAAGCATCCTTGAATCCGTTTCGTTTTGCCCAAGAAGTAAATGCTCCTTGTCGAGATTCTTTAATTTCTGGAAACTTTTTTTTAGTTCTACCTGCCATATAGACTATCTTAAGTGATCGTGTCTAACTATTGATTGAGTATGTCTATAAGACATAGATTTATCAGCTCCATAAGAGTGACCGTATTCTTTTTTTGACATAGCTTTAGATTCGTCTCTTCTATCTTTTAAAGATTGAGATTTCTTTCCGTTTCTTGCTCCTAATGACTCATCGAGTCTTGAATTGTATCCTTGCATAATTTATGTTTTTATTTAACAAATATAATATTTTTTTATTAGTACATTTTAGACCCCATAGTTTTTTCACTATGATATCCTGGGTTGTTTTTTATTTTCCCTTTATTCATTCTTGCATAAGAATCAGCTTGTGCTTTTCCTACTGCATTATATGGGAATTGTCTTTTTTTTCCGTTAACGTTTACTGTTGGCATAATTTTATTTTTTAGTATGAGTATAACCTTTTTTCTTTAATGCAAGATGTTCTTTCATAGTTTTAGCAACTTTTTTTAATCCTGTCTTGCTGTACATATTATGTATTTTAAAAGCCATAATTATTTTTTAGATTTTTTCTTATTCATTTTTTGTTTTAGTCCAGGTAAAACACCTCTACCAATTAAAATATCTTTACGTGTTACTTTACCGTCTCCGTCTAAATCTGGAAATTTTTGTTTAGCCATAATTTATGCTTTTAATTTTTTAATTTTTTCCTTCTTCTTTTTTATTGCTTTTTCTTTTTTAGCAATTATTTTTAAATTTGATAAAGGATTGTAATCTTTTACTCCTCTTGAACCAGAGGTTCGACTTGGAGTTTCTAATTGTTCAGTAAGACTTGCAATAGCCAATTCTTTTCTCTTAATGGCTTTTTCTTTATTTGTTATTCTGCGCAACTTACCGCTGCTCATTTTATTACTTACTGACATAATTTTGTATTTTAGCAAAGATACAAATAAAATTTAATTTAATTGAGAAGAAAAAATTACGATAGAAAGATTCCTACACACAACTATTTGAAATATTGGAGAGTTGTAAGGTACTGGGCCAAAGCTAAATATGGCTTTACAACGCCAGATTTAGATATGATGTTGTTTTTATATAGTGAAGATTACTTTAATAAAACAAAATTTAAAGACTTTGAAGAAGTAATGTCTTGGGATATAAATCGGTTTAACTCATTGCTTAAGGAAGGATGGATTCACGTATGGAGAAAAAGGTCAGGCAAAGAAGCTACATTGTACGAAGTTTCTTTCAAAGGTAAAATAGCTATTAATACAATATACAAAAAACTTAATGGTGAAGAGATAGCTGAATCGCCAAATATAAATCCATTGTTTAAAACAAACGCAAGTTACATGGATAAAGTATACAGGCTAAAAATAATAGAAATGAATAATTTTATAAAACAACAACGACATCTCTCTCCTGAATAATAGAAACAGACTCTTCGCCTAACAACATATCATGACCAGCATTACGATCATAATATATTACATCATTTTTTTTTATTACAGACACATCAGATCCAGGAGTAAGCACAGTTCCTTTTCTATATCTAAATCCGCTTGCATCTTCAGCAGACAATAGTAAACCTGATTTTGTTTTTAATTCTTCTTCAATAGCTTTAATTACTATAAATTTTCCGATTGCTTTCATGATTTAGCTCTTTGATGTGTTATGATTGCATTAGTGCTTAGTATAGTTGTAGCTACACTAATGGCATTACTTAATGCGTGTTTAGTTACTTTTAGTGGGTCTATTACTCCAAGCTTAAACATGTCTCCGTATATTTCATTCTTTACATCATAACCTACGTGTTCTTCTTTTTCTGCAATCTCTATAGGAATATTTAACACGTCAGTTATTTTTTTATAATCTAAGCCTGCGTTTTTTAATATTTGTTTTAAAGGTGATTTAAGTGCATTAGTTAAAATAGCTCTTGCTGCTTTATCATTTTTATCTTCCTCTTTACAGGAACATCCTTTTAAATCTTCAGAAGCATCCCATAAAGCTTGTCCTCCTCCAATAATAATTCCTTCTTGTAAAGCAGAGCGAACAGCACAAACCGAGTCATCGACTCGGTCAAATTTTTCTTTTTGTTCTACGTCTGAGTTACCTCCTACATAAATACAACCTATTCCTCCTGACAAACTTGCTATCCTTTCATTGATAAATATTCTTTGACTTGAGTCTGTTGTGGTATCTTGTTGAATTTTAAGTTCTGCAATACGGTTTTGTATTTCTTTGTTTACAATATTTTCTTTTAGTATAACTGTAGATTGCTGTCCTACTATAATTTTATTTGCATGCCCTAAATCATTAGGAGTTATTAGACTTAAATCATCTCCTGTTTTTTCAGAAAAGTATTTAGCACCTACTGCCAAAGCAATATCCTGCATTAACTCATGTTGCTTGTATCCAAACTGTGGTGGTTGAATGTTACAGAACTTTAAACCATTACGAACAACATTAGCAGCCAAAGTGTTTATTACATTTGTAGTACAAGTTCCTATAATTAAAAGCTTGTCGTTGTTATTAATAATCGGTTTAAGTATGTTTTCTATTTGCAGTATGTTACTTATCTCGCTATCACAAACTAAAACTTTCACATTGTCTAATATGCACTCGTCTTTTTTCTGATCATTAATAAATAAATTAGAGCTATAGCCTCTATTTATTTTTATACCATTTGTAATTTCTGAATATGTTTCTGAAGTCATAGACTTTTCAACTGTTACAACTCCATCCTTTCCTACTTTGTTATAAGCCTGAGAAATAATCTTGCCTAACTCACGATCATTGTTTGCAGATATTGTTGCAACATCTAATAGTTTTTTCTTATTTACTTTTTTAGATGCAGACTTTAAATACTCAAACACTTTGTCTTTGTGTTTGTTGATACTTCTTATTACCTCAATGGTATTATGGTTTTTGTTTAAAATCTTTTGACCCTCTACAATAATAGCCTCTGTTAATACAATAGCTGTAGTTGTTCCATCACCTGCAGAGTTCGCTGTTCTATTAGCAGCGTCCTTCATCATCTGTATAGCCAAGTTAGATACAGGGTCGTCTAACTCAATCGACCTTGCAACAGTAACTCCGTCTTTAGTTACAGTTATATTATTAACATGCTCTGGAGATTCTATAAGTACAGTATTACCCTCTGGCCCTAATGTACTTTTAACTGCTTTAGAAATTATTGTGATTCCGTCTATTAACTTTTGTCTGCCCTCATTATCGAAGCAAACATCTTTAGGGATGTAACTCATAGTAAATTTAATTTAATTGTTTTAGCAAATATAATAAATTAATATAAAACAATAAGTGTTGAATGTTAGTTTTTATTAACTATTATACACTATTTATCTTTTTTACTATTATACTTTTATATTTTTATTATTATTATATATTAAAATCAACACTAAATAAGAAATAATAAGATAAAGTAATAGTAATCAAATAGTTATGAAAAAAAAAATCAACACAGAATCAACACTATTATAACACTTTTGATTAATTATAATACATATATCAAAAAAAAATAGGACTCTATATAGAATCCTACTTTTCAAAACAAAACAAAAGGGAATTTATAATTCGTATATATCTTGATTTCCATTCATACGCATCTTAGCTCTCTCAATACCATCAGCTATACAATCTATCTTGTATTGCTTTTTCATTTGCTGTCTATACATTGATGCTTCTGCTATACCAGTCATTCCATCTGGTCTTGCATTGATTAACCTACCATTCTTTACGTAAAGTCCTTCTACGAAATCTGAAATCTTATTGTCTTTATTGATCATGTCATTAATTTTTTGTAAAGATAATAAAAATTTTTCAGACACCCTGAGGTATAGGGTTATTATGTATTATACAATCGACCCCCCTCTAAAATAAAGTCATATTCTGACAGAAAAACTCAGAGGATTCATTCGGTTTCTGCAAAACTTTTACCTTTTTATCTGAGGGGTACTGCATACGCCCACGCCCACGTTGACTCGGTGCTATGTCCACACCTGTCCACGTATGTCCACTCCTGTCCACTCCTCTAATCGCTACGCATACCTTCCCTTACCCCACCTTCCCCTAACAAAGAGAGAGTTAAGGTAGGGAAAGAGAGCCTTCCCTTAGTCACCCAACGATACGACAAAAGCCTAAACAAAAGGTAGTGTAAGTAATACTTCAACCAAGCTATGTAAATTGCTAATAACCAGTACTTTAGAAGGTTCTGCTTTTACTGGATAAGTATATATATTAAAAATAAATGTAAATAATGTATTATATAAACATTTTATTGCTTATATTTGATTATGTTATGCACAAGGTATGACGCTAATTTTAACTAAATACACACAAAATGATACACTCTGAAACAACAATTCAAAGTAAACTTGCAGAAGGAATGCCCTTCATCCACCCAACAAAATCGGAAGGATTAATCAAGTCAACCACTGAGTTAATCTTAATAGATTCTATCTCAAACATCCCAACAATCAAATGTCCAACTGAGGTGCAGAATGCACTAAGGTTTGTCGGATTCAAGGGAATTACAGATTTTATATTTAACTAATAACAACACTTAAAAACAACAATTATGAAAAAGCAAATGAGAACAAAACCAAATCTTAAGAACAAAACTGCCTATGGTGGTAAGATGCTAAAGATGGATGACAATGTGTATGCCCTTAGAAGAAAGGTGATGAATGTCCTTTACGATATAAAGCGTAGAGGTTACGCTATACCACGAGTCGAGGTAAGAGTAGTAGATGGTAGCACTGATGCTTGTGCTTATGCCTACCTTGGACAAAACATTGTACACTTCAACAAAACGTATATGGAACGTAAGAACTTCACCCAAATAGTATTGCACGAGGTAGTACACGCTTCATTTGGAGTGGGTGAGGTGATTGGATGTAATCTAATGCATTGCTCTGAGTTTTGGAATAACAATGTTAGTTTGACTGAGGCTTGGAAACTATTTGATAAGTACTATCAGGAAAGCATTTAGGTTAGAGTGGGGAGTTCTACTCTCCTCTGTCTATCGGTGAGTGCCGATACTGATGAGTTCAAAAGAACGAAACAGAAACTTTAATTTAAAAACAACAATTATGACAACTAAAACACAATTAAATCAAGTAATGGAATGTATGAAGCCTAAGGAGAAAATAAAGATACGACTTAGTAGCAAATATGATAACAAATGGTATTATATAGAAAACTTTGTGTCATTTGCAAAAAGTGGTAGAATGTATGATTCTTACGTACTTACGATAGGAGACAAACAAGATTGGACTTCAGATGAAAAATCTGTAAACATTGATAAAATTACTGACAGGAGTATGCACGTTTATAGCTTAAACATATTTGGTAAGGTAATAAGATATAAAGTGGCTTTAGAGGATGTCACTCTTGAGTCTAAAGTATATGAAGAAGCACTTTAGTTAACTGATGATTCGGTAACGATGAAACTCTGAGCAATCAGAGTATTAACTTAAAAAAAATTACAATGCGAAACACGAACACAAATTATGTACAAAAATCTTATGATTGGGAATTTTCAGAGAATAACATCTGCGAAGTTACCTACACTGAATACTATGAGGTTGGTGACCATTTCACACCACCACACTACTCTATAGAGATAGACAAAATCACATTAAATGGTGATTGCGTTACAGAGCCTATGGAAGTATATTATGATGAAATAGAACAAGCAATTCAAGATAACAATAACTAAAAACAAAACTATGACTAAAAAAGAATTTTTAAAACGAGCAAAAGCTACCAACATAAAAAAGATGAGAGGTCACGATGCACCTTCCTTTGAATGGGACATTAGCTTTGACAATGTTAAGGTGTGTAATTGTTGGGATGATTCCTATGGTGGTGAATTAGACATCAAGAACTATGGACACCATTCAATAGAGAAAATATATGACACGATAACCAAAGAGTCTTTATGGGATGATAAATATAAATGGGTAACGTGCCTTGAGTTATTATTAGGAGATGTCCTAAATCAAACTCTGACTGAAAAAGATTATAAAAAAGGAGTAGTGTTGACCACAGGTAAAATCAGAGGTTATACTCTTACTATTCCTTCCTTAATTAAGAAGTATGGGTATGAAGGTAGAAAATCCATACAAGAGATAATCGACTCAATAGAGGATAAGTCTACTATAGTAAACCACGAATATTTAACTAACCTAAAATTTAAAATATGAATCCATTTAAATTAACACCAAGTAAAATCTATCAATCAGTAGATTCTAACATTAGTATTAATGTTGAGTTTGCTATAATAAATATATCTAATGAATTAGAATTAGGAACAATCCGAGATTATGATTTAGGAGATAATATCAATACCTGTGTAACCAAGCTTAAGAACGCCATAACTAAGGAAATCATTAAGCAATGTCACAAAGAGTATAATATCAGGAAAAGATTCTAAGAGTCTTTCTCCACCACAATCACCTTGCATAGAGATATGCGAGGTTTTCGTGGTAAATGGCAATAGTGCCTTAATTAAACAACAAAACAATGAAAAATCTTAAACCATTTAAGAACACAACATTGAGTTCATTTAGAACTCATCTTGATGCTTACGACAATGATGAAATCAATAAGCACGAGTTTATTAAGGGAATGGAAGCAATCACAAATCTCTATGGATCGAGACTTCCAGAATCCTTTAATTTTTTAACAGAAAAACTATTAAACATTACTAAGTACGAAGAAAACCTTATATGTACTGCAGTAAGAATCATAGCTAAAAGAGGTGATGATTTAGACAAAATGAATGTAGGTAATTTACTAAGAAAAATACAAGAACTATGAAAATATTAGAATTATTTAGTGGCTCACGTTCCATTGGGAAAGTAGCTGAGAAAAGAGGACATGAAGTTTTTTCTGTCGACAATATTGACTATCCAAATACTAATTGGGTAGGTGATATTTTAGATTGGGATTACAGACTTAACGAAATGCAAGTTGGTGAATTAGAAGAGGAATATATACCCGATGTTATATGGGCATCTTGTCCTTGCACTGATTTTTCAGTGGCTTGTATTGGTCGAAAGTGGGTAAGTGGATTTGAGTTTAAGCCTAAAGATAAAGATATGTTAGGTATCAAATTGCTAAACAAAACCATTGAGATAATCAAAGTTTATCTTGAGAAGAATCCTAACCTTATATGGTACATAGAAAATCCAAGAGGTAAGATGAGAAAATCACCAATCTTTAAAACTATAAACCATAGAAGAGAGACTATAACTTATTGTCAGTATACAAGTGGAGATGAATTACCACGTATGAAGCCTACTGACATATGGACTAATGACTTTGGTTGGACTCCAAGAGTTATGTGTAAGAATGGTGACCCTTGTCACGTATCTGCACCAAGAGGTAGTCAAAGTGGAACTCAAGGTTTAAAAGGCAATCACGAACGTAGCAAAATTCCTCGAGATTTATGTGAAGTAATAATAATGTCTGCCGAAGAAGAACAATGTATATCAGAATTTAATAACTAAAAATAAAATAAATATGAATATTGAAAACTCAAGAGTATTAGAATGTGTATGCGATATTGCATCAATGATTACTAATGATAAGTTTGGTGCAAGAGCCACCAAAGAAATACAAGATGGACTAAGTGATTCCAAATGTATAGTATGGACAGATGATGCACAAAATTTCTACAACGATATGTTTGATGAAATTGAAGGAATGATAATTAATAATTTAAAACTAAAAATAAAACAATAACTAAAAATCAAAATTATGCCAAATTACATAGTAGAATTACGAGAATACACCGATAGTGGTGATTACATTTCAAACGATTATGAGTTTGAAACAAAAAAAGAAGCAATGAAATTTGCTTATGAAAACAAAGGAGATGTTTTTGAGATCTTAGAATATGAAGATGGAAAAGACTATGACCCAACACATTTATTTATATAACCTAAAACTAAAATTATGAAAAAAGTATTTAAATCAATTATGGAAAATCCTTACGAAACATTCTGCAACTTAATATTTCTTTGCGTTTTGTTTTTAATCTTTAGTCTTGTCGTACATATATTTCATTAAGAAATAAGTATTACATCACACGCCTTGCCTTGCATAGAAATATGCGAGGTTTTGGTGGTAAAAGACAAAAAGTCTTTAACGTAAAATTTGGAGGTACTTGGATATCAAGTGCATTGAGATAGTGCCTTAGAACGCATCTATGAAAGCCGATTTTTCGTAAAAACCTTAATATTAACCTAAAAACCTAAAAAATGAGTAAATCCAGAACATTAAAACAACTTCAAGAAAACAAATTGTATGTATATTGGAAAAGAGAAAGACCAACACATTATTTAAATGGTTCTTTACTAACGTGGGAAGAATTTAAAAATGATATGGAAGATACTTTTCCTGAAATAAATTTTGATGCTAAAAACAATAAAATGGTATTAGAATGGTTTAATAATTTTGTTGATTATGTGCAAGAATATGATGACCATATATATGATTTAGCTTGTAAATATTCTGACAAAGTTGAAAAACAAAACTACGGATCAAAGTAAAGTTCCAGAAGAAATTGAAGTTATGTCAAAAATTTAATTATCTTTGCATAAGTTATGAATAATTAATTGTTGTTTTGTTGTAGTTCCCCTGCCTCACTGCTAATCGCAGTGGGGTTTTGGTGGTACAAACCAAAATAAAATTAATATGAATGAAATCAAATTAGGAAGAGAAATAGTCTTCAACAAAAATGGAAAACAAGAAATGTACTATGTTTATTACATAGCAAGTGCATCCTATCAGTATTTTCAAACTGAAAACGACAGGTCACAATACATTTCAAATCACAAATTAATTATTAACTTAAAATCAAAAAATTATGCCTAATCACGTATACGCACAAATTAGTGGAATATCCACTAAAAAAGAAGAGTCACTATTTACAGAAATTGCTAAAAAGAAAATGGGTTTAGCTGAATATCTTATCCCCTTTCCAGAAGAATTAGAAAATACTTCAAGCCCTTCTAAGATCGTTTCTGAAAAAGAGTACATTAAACAAGAAAAACAAAACAAATTAGAGAACAAGGTCACTAATAATGAGAGAATCTTTAGCAATAATATTACACAAGCTATGTCGGATAATCTTAAAGACAAATATCTGTTTGACAATTGGTATGATTGGAATCACTATAACTATGGTACAAAATGGGGTTGTTATGATAACAATTACGAAAATGGATGCTATAGTTATACTACTGCTTGGAGTCCTTTGCACGTTGATTTAATAGAAAGATTAGCAAAGATTCATCCAACATTTACTTATTCTTGGGAAGAAGAAACAGGTTGGGGTGGATGGATGCGATATGAAGATGGAGTTTGTGTTGAGCAAAATTCGTTTGAATGTCCAAATTGGTATGAAGATGATTTTGACTTTTACATTGATAAACTTGGAATTGTAAAAGTAGAAGAAGACATATCTCCTAAAGGAATCAATCCTAATGACAAGAGAAGAAAGTTTCCTTTTGAGTATGATTACAATGGAAAACAATGGGAATTTTTAGTTAACTTAACTAAATTGGTTGAGCCACATACTAACTTGGAAGAAACTTATGATGAAGGTTATTATGATTCTTATGATTTAAATGTTTATTATGGTAAAACCATAAAGGAAGCACTTGAATCTGTTACTAAAGACAAATCTGAGAGAGTAAACCTTAACCCTGTAGTTTGGGGGTAGTTAGGTATCAACTACATTGAGAAAGTCTCTTAGAAGCGTTCTGGAGAGGTCAAATTTTTATAAAATCACTTAAAATCACTAAATATGAATGAATTAGAACAAATGATCCTAAATGAAAAATTAAAAGAAAATCCCAACTTTAAGTATATAAGATGGTTACAACAACTTAATTTAGAGTCATTACAAATTCATAAAAATAACTCTTCAAATAATTTTGTTATACCAAAGTAATAGGTTATTTTTGCTATGGTTATCAAATTGTTTTGTGTGTGTAATGAATTGGGGGAAATGTTTTTAACTCCCCCTTTTCTTTTTAACTTATGAATTTATCTAAATATCTTATCCAAAATTTATCTCAAGAAAGAGATTTAAAAGCAAAGTCTAAGGAGAATTACATTGAACTTAATGATTATTTTGTTTATTCTGGAATGCAAGAAGTAAACAATAGACTACGTGCTATTACTCCTAAATATAGAGAGCCAAAAAAAAATGTTTTTATCTCAAACGATATGAGCAAGTATAAATTAAAAAAATATAATTAAATGTCAAAAGATGAAAGAGTTCCACATTATTATGTTGGAACAAATAAAAAAAGAAATTATCAAGCAAGGTATGTTGTTACTGATTTTGATTGTACTTACAATATAGGTACTGCAGTTACTTATTGCTTAAGAAGTTCCAGAAAACACGAAACACCTGTGCAAGATTTATATAAAGCTATAGCACATTTAGAATTTGAAATTGAAAGATTAAAAGAAAACAATTAAATAAAATATAATGAAAAAAGAAATATTCGATAAATATGCACACGCAATTGCAGAACAATTTCATCTTGGATTAGATGAAATGTTTGACAAATCCAGGAGAAGAGATTTAGTAGATGCAAGACAACTTTTATATTATTTATGTTTAGAAAGACCAATTAGAGTTTCTTATGTACAAAAATTTATGGAAGACAATGGTTGTAAGATAGCCCATTCTACTATAATACATGGATATAAACAAGCTAAAGCCTTAATTGATGCTGATAAGGATTATCTGCATATGATAGAAAAAATTAATCAAGAAGTTTAATGTACACCATCCAAGAAGTTTATAATCAAGCAATTCAAGATCGTACTGCTACAAAAAACACAATAGGCAAAGCTACGTTTATTGTTAAATTAGGAGTAAAACTACAGGCATTTCCAAGTAAAATAGAAATATTAAATTGCTCAAAAGGGGGCGATTATTATCAAGAAATGGATGAAGAAGAGTATTCATTGTTTTATATAAATGGATGGAAAAAAGCAATCTTATTAGTTGCACTCAGTAATTGCAATCATAAACTTTCACTCATTGAATCCAGGATGAAAACTGAAATGAACACAAGAAAGAATGACAAGCATATACAAAACTTAAAAACTCGAAGAGATAATGTTTTGAAGAAATATGCAAAACATAAAATTAAATTAAATCAAATAAAATAAACAAAATGCAAAACAAAAAAAATCTTTTTAAAGCTCTTGCTGATTTTCAGCAAGAATGTCCTGTTTTACTTAAAGAAACAGATGGTTATGGATACAAGTATATAAAACTTGATTACATAATAGCACAAAT